CCCGCCGGCCACGGACCCAACCACGTCGGCGGCGGACAGAACGGCATCGTCACATGGAAGGGCCGCGGATGACCCGCTTCGTGATCGCCTGCAACGGCGACGCCACCCGGTGGGGAAACCACCTCGGCGTCCCGAAGCACCTCGCCCCCGCCTGCGGGGAGCCGCTGCTGTACCGGACCGTCCGGCAGGCCCTCGTGCACGGCGACGAGGTACACGTCATGGCCCCGGCCGGAGATGGCCGCTACGATGTGCCCGGCGCGATCGTGCACACCCCGGGCCCGACGAAGAGTGAGTACGCCTCGACCCGGCCATGGTGGTCGACACAGGGCCGTACGGTGCTGCTCCTCGGCGACGTCTATTTCACCGACGCGGCGATGGCAACGATCGGCACACAGGCTGGCCGGCGTTACTGGTGCTTCGGTCGTCACGGCAAGTCCCACCACACGGGCAAGCCGTACGGCGAGATTTTCGCCGTGTCTTGGTGGCCGGGCCAGATCGACATCATCGACCAGCACCTAGCGCACTGCCAGGGGTTGCTGGACTCCGGCCAGTCGAACCGGCCGATTGGGTGGCTGCTGCTGCGGTCGATCCAACACACACCCCTGACCAAGCACATCGTTTCTCGGCCATGGTTCGTCGAGATCGATGACCTCACCGACGACCTCGACCACCCGGCCGACTACGACCGGCACCCGTCGCTCGGAGGTGACCGTGCGAGCGTCTGAGATCCGCGAGGCCGTCGCCGCTGTGCTGGTCGAGCTCCGGCCGGCGCACCTTGTGCACGTCGGCGCCCACGACGGCGAAGAGGTCGCGCACTACCGGGCCGCCGGCGTCGACCGGATCACCCTCGTCGAGCCCATCCCTGAGCTGGCCGCCCGGCTCCGGCAACGCTACCCGGACGCCACCGTCGTCGAGGCCGCGTGCTCCGACGTCGACGGAACCGCGGTGCTGCGCATCCCCGCCCGTACCAACATGGCGACGCTCGTCGACGGCCTCGAGGGCCGTGAGGTCCAGGTGGCGACCCGGCGCTTGGACGGCATCGCCCCCGACGCCGACGTGGCCGTCATCGACGTGCAGGGCCACGAATACGCGGTGCTCTCCGCTGCCCCGTGGGAAACGTTGCGCGCGGTCGTGGTCGAGACGTGCACAGTGGAGGACCCGACCCTGTCGCCGACGTACGAGTCGATGGTCGAGTACATGGCCGGCCGGGGCTTCGTCGAGGTCGCGCACTTCCCGCGCGACTACGACTGGATTCAACGCTGGGCGTTCGGGCGCAAGACCGAGACCGGCGCCGAGGTGCGCGACGTCATCTTTATCCGAGAGGACACACACCCATGGTCATGATTGCCAAGCGGACCGGCCTGATCCGAGGCCTCGCAGGGACGCGCAGGGTGCGTAAGGGCGTGACCACAGCAGACGATGGAGCCGACATCGTCCGGACGCATCCGCACCTGTGGGAGCCGCTGCGGGTCGACTACCCCGCGGCGTTCATGTTGTGGCCGGACCCGCCCGGCGCCGCCGGCGAGCCTGTCGATCGCGAGGTGGTCGTACCCCGCGCCGACTACGACTCGGCGTGTGAGCAGATCGCAGCCATGCACGCGGCCGCGGTCGGTGAGGTCCGCGGGCCGATCCGTGGCGTGGTTGAGGACGTCGCGGACCTAAGGGCCGAGCGCGACGAGCTCCGCCGCATAGTCGACGGTCTCCCCCGCGAAGACGAGCCCGATACCGCCACCACCCCGGCCGGCGACGCCGACCTCGTCGACGGCGCAGCTACGCCGCCGGCGTCGAAGCCGCGCAAGGCCACCCGCGCGAAGGCCACGGCCGATGATGCCGACGCCGCCTGACAGCCCCGCAGAGCCGGCCGAATGCCGGCGCCGGGCCGAGGACCTAGCCCGCACCGCGGACGGCACGCAGGAGCTCACACGCGCCGTCGCGTGGGCCCTGCTCGCCATCGCCGGCGAGCTCCGCACCATCCGCCGGCAGCTGGACCGGAAAGGACGCTGATGCCCCGCCGCAACCTCGTCACCATCGAGGGCCTCGAAAGGCTCACCGAGCAACTCGGCGAGCTCCCCACCGCCGTGCGCGAAGGGGCGATCAAGGCCACCCACGACGAGGTTGAGGAGACCACCGACGACATGCGCCGGTTCGCGCCCTACAAGACCGGCGAGCTCCGCGACGGCATCCAGTCCGAGCACGACGAGGACGGCCTAGGCGGCAACGCGGTGTCGACCGCCCGGCATTCGTTCTTCGTCGAGCACGGCACCTCGAGCACACCAGAGCAGCCGTACGCCCTGCCGGCGGCCGAGGCTTCGCGGCAGCGCTACCCGCGGCGGATGCGTGAGGCCATCGGCGGGTCGATCGAGGAGGCGCTGCGATGACGACACCGGTCTCCGAATCACCCATCCACCCGGTGCAGGTCGCGATCTACCGGCTACTCAGCGAAGACGAAACGCTCCTCGACCTCGCCCCGGGCGGCGTGCACGACGAGGTCCCCGAGACGCAGGTGATGCCATGGATTCGGATCGGCGATCACCTGTCGATCCCGGACAACGCGCACGGCCAGTTCGGTCGCCAGATCACCGAGACGGTCCACGTCTGGACCCGGCGTCGGGGCAACGCCACCGGCCAGGCCATCGCGGCGCGCGTCGGGGAGCTGCTCGACCACCAGGCGGCCGCGCTGCAGGCTGCCGGCGCCGACGACCTCGACGGCCACGTGATCGTTAGCGTCCGGCAGGAGTACGACCAGGCGCTGAAGGACCCCGATCCGCAGATCCGCCACCACGTACTGAGGTTCCGCATCATCACCGCGCAGGAGGGATAGGCACCATGGCAGGAGCAGACGCGTTCGGCACCCAATTCAAGCGGGGTGACGGCGCCATGTCCGAGCAGTTCACGGCGATCGCCAACGTGACGAACATCTCGGGACCGGACCGGCAGCGGGAGACGATCGACGTCACCGCCCACGACAGCCCCGACGGCTGGATGGAGTTCCTCGGCTCGCTCAAGAACGGCGGCGAGGTCAGCATCGACGTCAACTACGACCCGCGCGTGGCGAGCCACGACCTGGACGACGACTTCGAGGACTCGGAGCCGCGCAACTATCAGATCTTGCTGTTCCCCGGCACAGCCGACGAGTACACGTGGGACTTCGCCGGCGTCATGACCGGGCTCTCCGACGAGTTCCCCTACGACGACAAGATGGCCCGGACCGCGACATTCCAGATCTCCGGCAAGCCGACCCTGTCGCACACGGCCGGGAGCTGACCTATGGCGTTGTTGACTAGCGGCGACATCCTCGCCGCCGACGACCTCCCGTGGGAGGACGTGCCGGTACCCGAATGGGGCGGCGAGGTACGCGTGCGCGGCCTCAACGGCTCACAGCGCAGCCTGATCGAGGCGACCATGGTGGCCGCCAAGGGCCAGACCGTCGAGATCCGTGTGGAGGCGTTCAAGACGCTGCGGGAGCGGCTCATCGCGACCTGCCTCGTCGACGCCGAGGGGCGGCGGCTTTTCGGCGACGCCGAGGTCGGCAAGCTCGGCCAGAAGTCGGGCCGGGTCCTCGACAAGCTGTTCAAGACCGCGTCGCGACTGTCCGGCATGGACGCCGAGCAGGTGGCGGAGATAGCGGGAAACTCCGGAGCCGGCCCGAGCGCCGGTTCCGGCACCGACTCGCCGAACACCTCGGACGAAGCCTCGCCGAGATCAACCGGCTCTCCGGACTAGAGCTCAGCGAATGGATGGCGTGGGAACAGGTCAACGGGCCACTCGGAGCGGTCCGCGCCGACTACCACGCCGCCCAGATCGCGGCCGCGGTCTACAACTCGGCCAAGGGCAAACGGGGCCGCCGGGCAAAGATCTCCGACCTGGTCATCAAGTGGGACGCCAAAGCAGGACCGAAAGCACGACCCGAGATGGATCCCGACCAGATGTTGCGGGCGCTCAAGGGCATCACGCGGCAGCTCGGCGGCCGGGATCTCACCGAGCCCGAACCGGAGGGGGTGACCGATGTCGACGCTAGAAGACCTAATCATTCGGGTCGGCAGCGACGTCGGCGACGCTGAAAAGGGCCTCGGTGGGCTGCAGTCGCTAGCCAACAACACGCTCGCCAAGGTGACCGCCGCGGGCGCTGCGGGAGGCGCCGCGCTCGAGGCGTTCGCCCGCAGCCAGGCCGAGTCGAACGCCCAGACCCGCCAGCTCGCGTCGTCGCTCGGCCTGTCCGAGGATGCGATGCGTGGCCTCGCCATCGAGACCGCTAACGTCGGGTTCCCGCTCGCCGAGGTCCTGGACCTCATGGAGACGGGCAAGCAGCTCGGCATCACCGGCGGCGACTCCCTCAAGGAGTACGCCGAGTTTTGGGACATGGTCGGCGACGCCACCGGCGAGAACGCGGTGGAGCTCGGCCGGGCCGGCGTCGCGTTGGCAACCATGGGAATCGAGGCTGAGGACCAGGCCGAGGCGCTCGCCGCGCTCGGATTCATTCAGGAGCACTCGACCCAGACCACATCCGATTTCCTCGGTGTGCTGGGCCGGCTAGGTCCCGACCTCGCGGCCGCCGGCCTGGACATCAACGACACCGCCGCGTTGCTTGTCATCCTCGAGCAG